GTACACATAAGGCAAAGCGCGAAAGCCAAGGCGCTAACGTATCGACCAAACAAAGTGCGGTTAGTTTGCGAGAGCAAGCGCGGGCATTAGATCAAAATCACGATATTGTGATCGGCATCTTGGATAAGATGGAGGAGCGGGTTATTGGCTCAAGGGGTATCCATATTGAACCACAGCCGCTAAATTTAAATGGCGATGTTGACGAGGTGCTGGCAGAGCAAATCCGAAAAAAATGGGCGGAATGGTCTGTTAGACCTGAGGTTACTGGACAATTTACTCGGCCAGAATTAGAGCGAATGCTTTTGCGCACTTGGTTACGAGATGGTGAGGTATTTATCCAACTTGTGCGCGGATCTGTGGTGGGACTTAATCATAGTACTGACATTGCATTTAGCCTTGAGGCATTGGAGCCTGATTTTGTGCCTATGTGGCAATCTGATACAGCTAATGTAATCCAAGGTATAGAGATTAATGCCTGGCGTCGTCCTGTGTCTTATCGGGTTTACATGGATAACCCGCAAGAAAATAACCGCACTTATGGGCGAGTTAAAATGGTGCCCGCGGAAAATATGCTGCACCTTGCGTTTAAAAAACGCCTACACCAATTACGTGGTGTGTCGATGTTGCACGGTGTTATTGTCCGCCTATCAGATCTTAAAGATTACGAAGAGAGCGAGCGTGTGGCCGCACGAATTGCCGCCGCCTTTACGATGTATATCCGAAAAGGTGATGCTGCGATCTATGGGGACAACGAGGATTACAGCACAGATAGCCCAGAGCGTGACTTTGAGATAGCGCCTGGTGCAATTATTGATGATTTAAAGCCAGGTGAAGATATTGGTCTAATCAACTCTAATCGACCAAATGTCAATCTCGAACCCTTTAGGAATGGACAATTAAGAGCAACCGCAGCGGGTACTCGCTCCAGTTACTCAAGCATTGCCCGTGACTATAACGGTACTTACTCAAGCCAGCGGCAAGAGTTGGTGGAGAGCTTTGAGGGTTACTCCGTTTTACAAGATACCTTTGTTGCGCATATCTCCCGTCCAATCTACCGCGAATGGCTAAAAATGGCGATTGTCAGCGGTGAAATTAAGGTGCCAGTCGATATTGATCCAGCATCACTTTATAACGCTGTTTATAGCGGACCTGTGATGCCATGGATTGATCCGACAAAAGAGGCGCAAGCGTGGAAAGAGCGGATCAAAGGTGGATTGGCAACGGAAAGCCAAGCAGTACGCGCAAGCGGTAGCAATCCGGCAGAAGTTAAACGCAGACGTAAAGTTGAGGTGGACGAAAACCGAGAATTAGGGCTGAAGTTTGACACGGATTTAACTAACACAGGTACGACAAATGAAAAAACAAAAGATGATTCTGTCGCCAATGGCAATGGCAGCGAACGTGACAAAGACGAATAACCAGTCTTGGTACTCAATCAAAGCCAAAGCCAACGATACGGCAGAGATCTCGATTTACGATGAGATCGGATTTTTGGGTGTGTCTGCTGCGAGCTTTGCGCAGGACTTAAAAGACTGCGGCAATAACTTAAAACAGATTAACTTACATATCCATTCCCCAGGCGGTGATGTTTTTGACGGAATCGCTATTTACAACTTGCTAAAAAATCATCCAGCCAATGTAACAGTTTACATTGACGGTTTGGCGGCAAGTATGGCGAGCGTTATTGCAATGGCAGGAAATGAAGTAATCATGCCAGAAAATGCAATGATGATGATCCACAAGCCTTGGGGTATCCAAGGTGGCGATGCTGAGGATATGCGCAAGTATGCCGACTTATTAGACAAAGTCGAAAATACGCTAATCCCAGCTTACGCAAACAAAACCGGGAAAACACCGGAAGAATTAGCAGAAATGCTATCGGCGGAAACTTGGCTCAACGGTAAAGAATGCGTTGAACAAGGCTTTGCCGACAAACTAGCCGAACCACTTGTGGCGATGGCGTCTATTAAATCACGAAAACTAGAGGACTTTGAAAATATGCCAAAAGCAATTAAAGATATGTTGTTTAAGCCACAAGGCAACGCTGGCGCATCTGCACCACAAGCAACACCAACTGAACAATCAGCGCCAGTAAATCAAACTCAAACTATGACAGTAGATAATACTGCACAAGTGCAAGCTGAATTAAATAAACGCAATGCGGATATTAAAGCGGTATTCGCACCGTTTGGCTCAGCTCACGACTCTTTGTTGGTTGAGTGCTTGGGTGATTTATCAATTACCGCAGAGCAAGCCAAAGACAAATTATTAGCAAAACTTGGTGCAAATACAACGCCAAGCGCAGCAGTAACACCTTATGCCGATAACGGTAACATCGTTGGTGATAGCGTAAAACAATCCTTATTGGCTCGTGCAGGCATCGACAAAGATAAAGTAAATGCCAAAGACAATGCTTACAACTCAATGACCTTGCGTGAACTTGCTCGTGCATCATTGGTTGACCGCGGTATTAGTGTATCGGGTCAAAATGCAATGAGCATGGTTGGTTTGGCATTTACCCACTCAAGCTCTGACTTTGGTCAAATCTTAATTGATGTGGCGCACAAATCCTTGCTTAAAGGTTGGGAAACCGCAGCGGAAAACTTTGATCAGTTTACCTCTCGCGGCACATTAACCGACTTCCGCGCGGCTAAACGTGTTGGCTTGGGTGATTTTGGCTACTTACCGCAAGTCGGTGAGGGTGAGGAATACACCTACGGCACAATCGGCGATGAAGGCGCTAGCGTTGCATTAGCGACTTATGGGCAATTATTTAGCATTACTCGTCAAGCAATCATCAATGACGATATGCACTTACTCACAAAAATCCCCGAAAAAATGGGGCAAGCGGCACGTGCAACCATCGCTAAATTAGTGTTTGCGTTATTAACTGGTAACGCTAAAGCACAAGACGGCAAAGCATTATTTGATGCATCTCACAAAAATACAATCACTAATGCAGTGTTAGACCTTGCCAACATCGACAAGGGTATCCAGTTAATGAATGGCTTTGTTAATGCGCGCGGTGAGCCGTTAGCGATTGAGCCTGAATTTATGCTGTTACCTACATCAATGTACACACGCGGCTTACAGTTAATCAAATCCGCAAGTGTTGAGGGTGCAGACGCTAACTCTGGTATTATCAATCCATTACGCGACATTGTAACTCCAGTCAAATCCGCTCGCTTACAGGCAGTAGATGAAAAATCTTGGTACTTAATCAACAAAGAGGCTATTGAGGTATCCTATCTTGACGGCATCGACACTCCATACATGGAGCAACAACAAGGCTTTACCGTTGATGGTGTATCTACCAAGGTGCGCATTGATGCAGGTGTTAACGTGATTGACTACCGAGGCATTGTAAAAGTTACCAATAAGTAACTTAAAACACCCTAAATAACGACCGCACTTTTAAACAAGGTGCGGTTTTTTATTAAATGAATCAAAGGATTAATAAAATATGTCTAAAAATTACGTACAAGACGGAAGCACCGTGCGCTTTACCGCTGCCGCTAATGTAAAAAGTGGCGATGTGGTGATTTTGGAAAATCTTGCTGCAATCGCTGTATCTGATGTTGCTCAAGGTGGCGTTGGTGTTGGCTTAACTACTGGCGTTTTCACGGTTAAAGCAAAAGCGGCCGATGATATCAAACAAGGTGCGATTGTTTACTGGTCGGCAACCGAAGGTGCAACGATTACTGCTGGTAGCAACAAACGCTTAGGCGTTGCATGGCGTGCAAGCGGTGCATCTGTGGACACTGTAGATGTCAAGATCAACGCTTAGTCCATTTGATGACGCACTTGCACAGGCGGACAAAGTCATATCAGATGTGATGATGTCCGTCTATGTCATCAATGGTAAAAAATACAAAGCGGTGCTTGATGAGACGCCGAAGGTGATGGGTGGAAATTATAGCGATGATTACTTAATTAATGGTACGACTCGAACGCTAACACTTTTCAGGGCGTCCGGCTATAAGCCTAAACTTGGCGATGTTATCACAACAACAACCACGGAATATGTTGTGCGTGGTTTTAGTTTTGAAGATGGCAAGATCGTGTTGCAGTTGGAGTAATGATGAAATCAAGCGTTGATGGGATTGAGCAATTAAGCGCAAATTTTGGCAAAGCCAAGCGGGACACGCCAAAAGCTGCGGTTAGCGCAATAAATACTGTTGCAAGACGAGCAATGCAAAACGGGACAAGGAAAGTAGCAAAAGAGCTTAGCATACAGCAAAAAATTGTACGTAAGCGCGCAAGATTGCGACGCCGAGCGACTAGCGAACGCCCGGAAGCTGAAATCTTAGTTGATCGCCGGAAACTTCCGTTAATTAACCTGCTGAAAGCCGGAGGGGATAAATTATACGAAGGTAACGGCGCAATCCTTGTCGGTCCTTATGGTGTAGAGCGCGGATTTAAGCAAAAACTTAAAAACGGGCGAACACACATCATGCAGCGTAAAGGTCAGGCACGTTATCCGATTGATGTTGTAAAAATCCCACTCGCTGCTCCACTTACAAACGCGTTTAGAGCCGAGCTTAAAGACTATGGCAGTCAAATTAAGGTCGAGATAGCTAAAAAGCTCACAAGCGCTTTTAAAAAATAGGCTATTACTATGCTAATACACAAAAAAATCAGACAAAAACTAACCTCACTTTTGAAAGAGTCACAAATTGGCGTGAATGAGGTTTACTCAGGCAGGCCGTTATTTATTGACATCGATCAAGAGCAGTCGGCAGTTGCTGTTTTTATTGATGCAATCCAAGCGGAGCCGGTTGATTTGTGTCATTACGAGTATATAGCCGATCTCAACATTGCAACTTACTTAAAAACGGCTATTGGCGAAGATGCGCTGGACGAAATCGCCGAAAAAATCAAAAAAAGGTTGGAAAGTGCGGTAGACAACGGAGATTTACCGGAAGAGATTACCGAAATCACGTTAAGCGGTTATGAGTATGAACAAGATACGACTAACCGCACTTGGTTTGTATCCAACCTTAAATATCAAATTAAATACGAGGACTAAATATGCCAACACAAACAACCTCTTTTCAGGGGACTAAATTTTATTTGGGCGTGGGCTTAAATGAGGGCAAAGCAGTTACCGCAGCAACCGTAAAACCGAATGCAACAATTACTGCAACCGGCCATGGTGCAAAAACTGGTGACTTTGTGAAGATTACTGGTCTCGGTGCATTAGATGGTTTCTATCCTGTTAAATCTATTGCAACAGATAAAATCACTCTCGCCGATGAGGTCGATTGGAGCGGTCAAGATGCACCAACGGATTTTTCATCAGCAAAAGTGGCGGTCGTCAAATGGTCATCTAATTTCTGCGCTATTAAGCAAATTGAGGGTGATGGAGACACTCTTGGAGAGGAGGATATTACAACAATGTGCTCCGAGGGGACAGAGACTGAGGCTGGAGAAATTGAGTATGGTTCAATCAAACTGACTTTCTTCTACGCTCCGGCAACACCAATGCAACAAGATTTGCGTAAGAAATTCTACGCCAAAGAAACTTTCCCTTGGATGATGGTGATGAAAAATAATCAAGGCTCGCTTTACGGTACCGGGTTTATTCAAACTTCACCAAATTTCAGCGGTGAGGTTAAAGGTAAATTTGATTCCGGTGTAACCATTAAAAAAGCGAAACGCGATTACTTATTACCTGTAAACGCTTAATCCATACGACCGCACTTTAAAAGTGCGGTCAGATCTGAAGATATTTT